TCGACGAAGTAAGCAACTTCAACGATGATTGGTGTACCACCAGCAGCAGTAGAAGATAGGTTACTACCTGTACCGTTACCAGCCGCATTACGTACATAGACCTTAAGAGTCTCTGCACCAGCTAATGTTTGAGCTGCTACAACGCCTTTCTTTGCGGAAGTAGGAGCAATAGTTGTGCTAGCAACTGCGATTGTTGGAGTAGAAACTACTGTTGTGCTGATTGTGTCAGCAGCATCACCAGCCGCAGGCTTAACTGCGATGGTGTCAGTATTAGTTCCAACAAGTCCAGAAGTTGCATTGCCAACTCCTTTGTCCTTTCTCATGTCAGGAACACGAAGACCAACGTGGTATACGTTTGCACCTGCAGGGAGAGTTAGACCTGTGATATTCGCACGGACTTTGTCGTCAGCACGTAGGTCTGGACTTGGAATAGTTACAGCGAACTCGGTGCCACCTGTGGAGTCAACGAGAGCATAACCAATCTTTTGGTAGTACTGTCTACCAGGCTGAGCCACAACGGGCTGACCTTGATAACTACTGAGTGTTGTAACCCAGTTTCCAGGGAAAATCTTTTTAGCCATTGTTATTAGTTACCTCCTCAATATACGAATGAGTAAGCAACAGTTATGAAGTCCTTATTAAGGATTTCAAAACCAGCAAAAAGGGACCAGATCATAATGATGAAGCGTGAAAAATCATCATTATTATTTAATAAAATCTGGGCATTATTGCCACCAATACCAACACCAACTGCCTGAGGTCCGAAGAATAACATTGGAGCAATGTTGTAATCTGCAGCACCAGCGGCAGCTACAGGAACAGTTGCGTTAATAGTCTTCTCTGGTAAGTTGGTTGATTCGAACCATCTTACGCCCTCAAACAAAAATCCGGTTGGCATCACCGGTTGACCAGCTACAAAACCAGCTTGACCATATGCTGGACCCATTCCTTGGAAGAAGTTAGCATTTGGAGCTTGCTCTGGAGACATAGGATTCACCATGCCGTTTCCTGCATAGCGAGCTATTTCTCTGAACGCCTCGTTCTGACGAAGATGCATCATTGCTGTTGGATCAGCAATACATCTGTAGTACCCATCAGAGAATGTTGGGACGTTGCGCTTACGCATGTCCTTAACAACCTGAAGAAGGTCAGTCTTTACGTCGAACTTAGCTGAGACGCCTGCACCATATGTAAAGAATGGAGCTGCTGCTGCTTTAGCTGAACCACCTGGGAAGTAGTAACCACCCTGGCTGTCAGATGCGTTTCCGTTAGCTTCTGCTTTAAATAGCTCGTCTGCGAAAACTCTGTCACGCCAACGTCTGTAGTCATCTAAAAGGGTAAGACTACCTATACTCTGATGAAAAACGTTGAGGTTGCCGGTATCTAGTAGCAATCTCTGTGCTGTTAGCAATGTCTCACGCGCAACCTTGAAGGTTGAAGGAGATGTTGCATCGGTAGGATCTGCAGGACCTGTATACTCTTTCAAGTTGACAAGTACTTTATCCTTAACGATATTTCTGCTAGATGCTGTGCCTAGTGTCTGATCTGCTGTACGCTCTCTGGAATCCTTATTACCAGGATTTCCCCAGAAGCGATATCTATCGAGCTGGACCGTTTGTCCGGGCTGTTTAGCAAAATCGTGTACCACTACAGGCTCTACAGCCATCTCGATGATATAACCGGGATGGGGCCTATAGAGCTCAGCGCCTAACAGTTTTGGGAAATCATTATCAATCCACATTTGGGATTTCTAACTCCGAAAACTTATAGAACAAAAAAACACGACATATGGCGTGTTATTAACTACTATAGATACATCCTATAGGGAGAAACATTGGACGCTACAGACGTTCGAGGACTACTTGGATTATTACTAGGAGATGGGAGCTTAGTCCCATACCGCACTCCTGGAGGAGGTTATATTCAATTAACCTTGACGGCGGGTGCATCTGAATCTGCCTTTCTAGAGGAAAAGGTCGATGAATTTCGCACTTTTATCAAAACAAAGGCTCAAATTGTTCCCTACAGAACAACTCCAAGATCGAATGGTAAAACAACACCAATCCTGAGATTCAGGGTATCGACGAATAAATTAAGACCCATCTACAACCTTCTGTACCCAATAGGAGAAAGACAGGTCACTAGAACAACACTTGACCTTCTCGGAGCTCAAGCTGCTGCATGGTTATGGGCAGAGGGAGCCAAGCCTTGCCCAAACAAGTCGATCATGCTTGGAAGAGTCGGTAGTACAAGCGAAGAGACTTTATTAATTAGTTCTTGGCTGACAATGCTAACAGGAGCGGTTTCAAACGTTGAAGATCACTTTGTCAAACCGAGACTTAGCTTCGCCCCTGATCAAGTCATAAAAATTCAAGAGGCACTAAAACAATACGCTCCTAAGAGCAGGAAACATTTATTTCAAGGAGATCAATGGAATGCCAGCTCAATTCGTAGTTCACGCACTGAGTTGCAGTTTGGGGAAGGGGAAGATATCACTCAAGGGGAGAAAGAAACGCCCATGGTTGGAAGTGTCTCGGTCGGAGGAGGACAGGAATTTTTCTAAATGGCAACTCAAGTTACTTAAACAGTTACATGAAGGTCCTATTGACTATTTCGAGGATCGTTTACCTACTAATGGTTTCTATGACTATGAAAGATTTCGCTTCCATGGGGAGGAACTGTATCGAGCCTATGAGTTGCTATATCCTCGAGACCAAAGATACATCTCTACTGAAATACTCCATATAACAAGCAAGAAAGGTTTAGCAATGCTGTGGTTTGACTGCGGGAGGCTTAGGGGGAGGAGGGGATCTATAAGGGGAAAATATTCTCCTCAAGAGTATCAAAACATAGCTGACTACTTGAATCTACTGGGGATAGAGGCCACTCCTCATGCCAATCAGCTAACAACTATTGAGCTTTGCTTATCGAGAAAAGGGCTGTCATCACTATTGCAAATCATTCAACCAGAATTACCTAAATGTGCATACAATAAATTGTCCCGAAGAAGAACTACGTCAGGGACTGTTGTCAGCCAGGGGTAAAGTTTTTGTAGTTTCCTTTAACCGTCAATAGCTTCGATATGCGTCTAGCTAGCGTGTATCACGCCTGGCGTTTTATTTTCTCCTAAACTAAAGTCGAGACCTCTATTTTTTAGCAAGTGACTTCAGTCACTGATTCAATAAATAAGTTAACAGGTGCTTACGGGGGAAGTGATAAGACCTCAGGCTCTTTTCTTCGACCTGAGCACGTTAAATATAATTCAATAACAAAGGCGAAAGACCTAGGAAAGGTTGTCAACCTCAGCACTACCTTGACAGGGAATGTCGGAACCGAGGTTGGAGCAAATACTCTATATTTCAAAGTCACTACTTTAGGGGATTCAGACCTTCTCCTAAAGAAAAACTCTATCCATCAATACAAAGATCAATACGTAACTGTTGGCCTTTTAGATTCTGATAGGAAGCCTGTTCAGCGGACAGTAGCAGGATTTGGTTATATCAATGAAATTTTAAATACGATACCCAAGGAAGCACAGTTTCAATTACCTAAAGGAACATATTATTTTACGGTCAGCAATTCACAATGGCAGAAGATGCCATTCAGCATTGGATTCCAAGTTATTAGATACATTCTGATAGATGGTTTTGTTGAAGGTGCTTTAACAGCTACAGCTCGTATTGCTCTCGTCAAAATGTGGGGAGAGGTTATTGGATCTGCTCTTCCATACGCCACTGTTACTCCTAAACATGTAATAAAAGCTTTAGAAGGACAAGCGGATGGACAAGCATTACCGACTCTAGAAATAGCTATCTTAAGAGGTACCGCAACTCTGACAAATGCTTCCTATGGAAGACTGAAGGGTACATGGAGAATTAGTGGAACAATTAGCGGCGAAAGTGCAAATACAGCTACACTAAATGTTACGACCCCTGGCGGTGGTTATGGTCCTTAAGGTCTGAGCTACTGTCAGAATACAGATGAAGAACTAAAGCAAGCATGGCATTTTCTCAATATCTTGCGACCAAGATTCTGAGTTGGGTAAAGAACTCTACCTTCCCTTCAGCGCTATCAAACGTGTATGTCTCATTGCATACCGCTGATCCGGGTACGGCTGGCACTAATAACGACGTAACGGCTTCTGTAAGAGGTGTAGCGACTCGTGTAGGCATAGCATCTACAGCATTTAGCTCAGTAGGAGCAGCGTCTGGTGGAGGCTATCAGATAACAAATTCTATGGTCAGTCAGCAGACGACAAGTGCCGCAAATACTAGCCCAGTGACAATCTCTCACTTTGGCCTATGGGATACCAGTAGTGGCGGTAATTTTTTAGCGTCTGGAACATTGACAACCAATGTAGAAATACAACAAGGAGATACAGTCCAATTCAATAGTGGTGCAATGGCCGTCAAAGTCGTTTAATCATCTAATTCCAACGAAACGACCACCATTTAAGATATCAATCGCAATAATATCGGCATCTTGATCGTATTGAATACCTCCTTGCCATCTGGACTTCAGCCAGCGATATAAGTGGCAACTTTCGTGTACGACAGGATATAGATCTAACGCCTTCCCTTGTTGGTAGGCTGATTTTTCTTCGCCTCCTATTTCCCTGTTGAAGGGCTCAGGTCTGTACCCTCCTGCGATACCTAAATGGCCGTTCCAAGCCTCTCTGATAGCGTTGAATTCGTTAGCCATTATCAATAGGTTCTTTTCCTCTTCGCTGCCCCTGTCAGGCGATCTCCTAGGGTCATATTGGAGTATATCTCCAACGACAAGGTGTCTTCCAAGTGGATACCCCATATCACTCCAATCAATCTTTTCTTGTGAAGATGATCGAGGTATATTCACCTCCCAATCAGGCATATATGCTGCCCATCTTTCGTTCTCTCCTGATATCCACACCCAATTGTGTAAATCATTAGGTATTTCTTGAACTTTCCATATATCAATAACATCATCTTCTTCAATTCCTATTCTCGCCTGATCTGACAACCATATAGGATCTAATGTTGCCTTTTTAAGGTAAGTATCTTTCTTTGCTGTAAAAGATAACCCTTTAATGCTCTCTTCATCCCATAAATCACCTTCAATCTGTCTCCGTTGCGTCAGTGCATCGGATATTTGACCATTAATCGTTGTATATGCGAGTAATTTATGGCTCAATTCTTCATATCGACTTGGATCCTTGCTTCCAGCTTCCAAGATCTCCTCGATATCCTCGAAATCAGTAGATCGATCAAAATTAAATCCCGTATTCCACGCAAAACTAAGCAATGAGGCTTGTCTTTTAGCTCCTAAGGCGTCCCATCCTGGGATACGCTGGGTCAAAGGAGATAGTTCTCTATTAATCTGATCAATCGTGTACTGATAACAAATAGAAGACCTGCATATGTCACCCATCCTCACAGGTTCCCCGTTAGGGTACTTAGTCATCCCAGTGCATATAGTAGGAACCCCTAGAGGATCCAAATAAGCCTCAGATTCACTTCCCTCAAGCTTGCTTATCAGCTTCGCTGCTAGGGGAATCGTCTTTTGATGCGTCGCCATAAATCATTGCAAAGCGTAATGTTGGCTGAGCCATAGGCTCTTTACCTTCCACCATTGCCATAGCAGTTTCTTCTGCTGCTTGTTGGCTGAATCCTTTAGATACCAATAAGTCGTAAGTAGATAAGAAAGAATCTAACTTAGTATTTTCGGTATGGCCCTGATCAAACTCGACATCAAGACCTTCCGACAATGAGCGAAAAACATCATCACTGCCAGCAAGTCTCATGAGGTCTACATTTATGTAGATATATTAATTATTATTGCAACGACTCGCAATTATAGTATTAAGTTCAAGAAGTTTGGATCCTTCTGAGCCATAAGTGCAAGCTCAACTTTTGATTTGATAGGATCTAATCCTTGTCTGGTTTGAATTTCAATAACCTTGTGATTCAATAGATCACTAGCTGCTTTTTGAGTTGCAGAAGCTTCAGTTCTTTGTAATCCTGCTTCTCTTATAGCGGCTGTTTGGGCTTGGTTAGATTGAGTGACAGCATTGACAGTTTCGTTTTGTACTCCTTGCTGAGCAACTTGACTCTTCTGCCAAATAGATGGGGAGTTTGGGCGATTATCTAGATTCGCCGCAGGTAGATTAATGTTTTTTGGTAACAACATAAGTGGAGCCCCGCAGAGCGGGGCAGTAACTACTCGATTAACCCACTGCAGGTGCAGTTAAAGCTACATCGCTAGAGCTAGCAGAAGCTAAGTCTAGAGGGAAGTTGTGAGCATTACGCTCATGCATTACTTCCATACCGAGATTGGCACGATTTAATACGTCACCCCAAGTTGGGACAACCTTACCACTTGAGTCTACAACCGATTGGTTGAAGTTAAATCCGTTTAGGTTGAATGCCATGGTACAAATGCCCATAGATGTCAGCCAAACACAGATTACAGGCCAAGATGCAAGGAAGAAGTGAAGACTTCTGCTGTTGTTAAAGCTTGCATATTGGAAGATTAAACGACCGAAGTAGCCATGAGCTGCAACGATGTTGTATGTTTCTTCTTCTTGACCGAACTTGTAGCCATAGTTCTGAGAGTCAAGTCCTGTTGTTTCACGAATAAGCGAAGATGTAACCAATGAGCCATGCATAGCACTAAACAAGGCACCGCCAAACATACCCGCCACGCCTGCCATGTGGAATGGATGCATGAGGATATTATGTTCCGCCTGAAAGACAAACATAAAGTTGAACGTGCCTG